GTAACCATGCGATCAAGGAATATGGTTATGGCCCACTAAATCCTAACGAACCAAGCCGCAAGTTCTGGCAAGCGAAGTCGGACATGTGGATGGTTCCCGCAGTAGAAGCCAAGAAGTCCCGATGCGGTAACTGTGCCGCCTTTATCCAGACTCCACAGATGATGGAGTGCATCACCAAAGGGATAGAGGGTGGTGATGAGCCGCATGAAAGCAATGCCAAAGATGTTATCGAAGCATCTAATTTAGGGTATTGTGAGTTCTTTCATTTTAAGTGTGCCGGTGACAGGACATGCGATGCATGGATTGTTGGCGGCCCTGTCAAATAGGTAATTCATGGCCATCGACAAGGCACTGGTTCCGCTAATTGCAGATGATCCTGATGCTCAAGTCGCAGAACTTGAGATCGATGTCATTGCGATGGGCGATGCTGCCCCGGCCATGACCATCAATGAAGATGGCAGTGTTGAGATTGATCTGGGCGGTTCCGAAGCTGCGGTAGCTACCGACCACGACGCCAACCTTGCTGACTTCATGAGTGATGGCGATCTCGCTTCGCTCTCCAATGAACTTGTGGGTTTGTTTGAATCCGATAAAGATTCTCGTTCGGATTGGGAAAAGACCTACATCAATGGCTTGAGCTTGCTTGGCCTAAAGATCGAAGAGCGTACCGAGCCATGGCCGGGTGCTTGCGGCGTGTTCCACCCGCTGCTCACTGAGGCAGTCGTTAGGTTTCAAGCACAGGCGATTACCGAAATCTTCCCTGCCCAAGGCCCAGTCCGTGGCGTAGTGATCGGTAAGCACACCGAGGACAAAGACCGCCAGGCGGTCAGAGTTCAGGACTACATGAACTATCTGCTCACCGAGCGGATGGTGGAATATCGCTCCGAAACGGAGAAGATGCTGTTCTCGCTGGCTTTGGCAGGCAGTGCTTTCCGCAAGGTCTACTTCGACCCGCAGCTAAATCGCCCGGTGTCGATGTTTGTACCCGCCGAAGATCTCGTGGTCTCCTATGGAGCCAGCGATCTAGAGACTGCCGAGCGTGTATCGCATGTCATGCGCAAGACGCGCAATGATGTTCGCAAGCTGCAAGTCGGTGGCTTCTACCGCGATATCGATTTAGCTGATCCGGTCAACATCTCCAGCGACATTCGCACCAAAGAGGACGAGCTGTCCGGTGTGTCGCCCAGTGGAGATGGCGATAATCGTTATCAGATCATTGAAATGCTGGTTGATCTTGATCTTGCGGGTTTTGAGGATCAGGATGAGAGTGGTTCCGAGACCGGAATCGCATTGCCCTACGTGGTGACCATCGACAAGAGTTCTCGAAAGATCTTGGCGATTCGCCGTAACTGGGAAGAATCTGACCCGCTTAAAAAGAAGCGGGATCATTTTGTGCATTACCGCTATCTGCCGGGGGTCGGTTTCTATGCCTTCGGCCTTATCCACCTGATTGGTGGGTTGGCAAAGAGTGCGACCAGCATCCTGCGGCAGTTGGTGGATGCAGGCACTTTGTCCAACCTTCCTGGTGGCCTCAAGGCGCGTGGTCTTCGCATCAAAGGCGACGACACGCCCATCGCACCGGGTGAGTTCCGCGATGTCGATGTGCCGGGTGGTAGCATCCGCGACAACATCACGTTCCTTCCGTACAAAGAACCTTCGGCGGTTCTCTATAGCCTCCTGAATAACATCATCGATGAGGGTCGGCGGTTTGCCTCCCTTGCCGATATGAAGGTGGCTGACATGAATGCCGAGGCTCCGGTCGGCACCACGCTCGCCATCCTTGAACGCACCATGAAAGTCATGAGTGCAATTCAGGCGAGATTGCATGCCTCGTTCCGACAGGAGCTAAAGCTACTCTCTGGAATTATCAAGGACTACGACGAACCCGAATATCCTTACGAGGTTGAGGGTGGCGTCGAGATCAAGTCCGAAGATTTCGATGATCGCATCGATGTCATTCCGGTCAGCGACCCCAATGCCAACAGCATGGCTCAGCGAATCATGCAGAGCCAAGCGGCATTGCAGTTGTCTTCGACTGCCCCGCAGCTGTATGACATGAAGGTGCTGCACCGTCAGATGCTCGAAAGCATGGGCATCAAGAATGTCGATGAGATCATCAAGCCGGATGAGTCGGAGACCCCGATTGATCCGGTGCAAGAGAACTCCAACGTGATCAATCAGAAGCCGATCAAGGCTTTTGCGTACCAAGATCACGCTGCGCACATTGCGGTTCACATGTCTCTTCAGCAAAGCCAAGCCTTCCAGATGCTGCAGAACACACCGGCGTTTCCGGTTATGGCAGCGGCTCTCGATGCGCATGTGCGCGAACACTTGGCCTTTCAGTATCGCCAAGATGTCGAGAAGCAGATGGGTATCCCGCTGCCAACCGAAGGCGAAGTACTGCCAGCCGACGTCGAAAAGCGACTCAGCCCGCTTATTGCAGCGGCTGCAAGCCAGATGTCGATTGCTCAAGCCAAGATTGCCGAGATGCAGAAGAACCAAGCCCTGCTGCAAGACCCGATTGTCATGCAGAAGGAAAAGGAACTGCAGATTCGCGCAGCCGACGTTCAGCGCAAAGCGCAAGAAGCGGCGGCAAAACTCGCTCAATCCGCTCAAACCGCTGCGGCTCGCAACGCTATCGAGGTCGAACGCATTCGTTCGCAAGAGAGAGTTGCACAAGCTGCGGTACAACAGCGTATGATCGACACTGTTATCAGCGCCGAAACGGATCGCAAGCAGATCGACTCTGCCGAGATGCAAAAAGGCGTGGATGTGGGCCTAGAATTAGGTCGTCGTATAACTGGAGAGTAATTTCTCTTGCAAGCTGAACAAGTGCTGGAGTTTTTGAGATCAGAACTCCGCAAATACATGAACGAGTACGCGGATAACGTCGCTACGGGTTCATGCCAAGACTTCGCAGAGTACAAAAGACTGTGCGGAGTAATCGAGGGCTTAGCCCTTGCAGAACGAGAAATCCTGGATATTAAGGATCGTCTCGAAAATAGCTAATGATTTAGCGCAAACGTGGAATGTTCCACGCAAAGAGGTAGTAATGACAAGTATTGCTCTCGTTAATCCGCTTCCAAAAGAAGCGAAATCGCCCCCTGAGAAGAAAGCAACGCAATTGCCTGATCCGAAGGGATTTAAGCTCTTGATTGCTCTACCGGAAGTCGAAGAAAAGACTGAAGGTGGCATCCTCAAAGCAACAGAGACTGTTCGCAACGAAACAGTGGCCACCGTGGTGGGCTTTGTTTTGAAGCTCGGGCCGGATGCTTACAAGGATGAGAAGCGATTCCCCACTGGTGCCTACTGCAAAGAAGGTGATTGGGTGGTGTTTCGGGCGTACAGCGGTACCCGAGTCAAGATTCACGGCAAGGAATTCCGAATCATCAATGATGACTCGGTTGAGGCCGTGGTGGATGACCCGCGCGGAGTTGAGCGAGTATGAGTGACGAGAACAATGAAGTTGAATCAGTGGCAGAAGATTCTGCCCCCCAGTCCGAAGAAAGCAAATTCTTCGGAATCAAAACCCAAATCCTTCCCCGAGCAGGTGACTCCGATCAAGACGACGAAATCAAGGTCGAAGTCATTGATCCTCGCAAGCCAGAAGATCGCAAGCCGAAGAAGGCAGAGGCCGTAAAGGAAAGCGATGAGGGTAATGACGAAGTAGAGAGCTATAGTGCGCGAGTTAAGAAGCGCATCGATAAGCTCAAGTACGATTACCATGAGGAACGGCGGCAGCGAGAAGATGCTGCCCGTTTGCGCGATGAGGCCATCAGTTATGCTCAGCGAGTGCAAGAGGAAAATAAGCGCCTTGCTTCGCTGGTGTCGGATAGCCAAAAAGCGATTCAACAACAAATTGTGGAGCGAGCTAAAGCTGCCGCTTCACTAGCCGAAGTTGAGTTGCGCCGCGCACATGAAGCCGGTGACGCTGATGCGATTGTTAAGGCTCAACAGAGTTTGACCCGCGCACAGTTGACTGAGGCAGCCGCCCCCTCTTATGCAAGCCAGATTGCAGCCAAGCTGAAAGAATCTAAAGTGGAGCAAGCTCCGCAGAATGTTCTTCAGCAGGCAGCCCAATCAGCGCCAAGACCTGATCCGCGAGCTGCTCGATGGCAGTCAGAAAATCAGTGGTTTGGTAAAGACCCCGAGATGACCAGTTTTGCTTATGGCGTACACCAGAAGCTCATCTCGGAGAATGGCAGTGACTACGCATCAACCGATGAGTACTACGCTGCCATCAACAAAAGAATGCGTCAGGTATTCCCTGACCGTTTTTCGGAGGATGATGAGTCAGATGACTTCGATGCCGATGAGGTAAACGAAGTTGAGACTCGCACTGCGACCCCGAAAAAAGCATCCAAACGGATGCCCGTTGTGGCCCCGGCAACTCGAAATACCGGATCAGCCCCACGCAAAGTGCAGTTGACGGCCACACAAGTTGCCCTCGCCAAGCGACTTGGATTGACTCCTCAACAGTACGCCATGCAAGTTATGAAGGAGATGAAAAATGGCTAATGTGCGCAAACCTCGCGAAATTGAAACTCGTGCTAACGAAACTCGGCCTGAGAGTTGGAAACCCCCTTCGGTTCTGCCAGATCCCATCCCGCAAGACGGTTGGGTATTTCGGTGGGTACGTACTGCATCTCTAGGTAACCTAGATAACAAAAACACTTCCATGCGCCTTCGTGAGGGCTGGGAGCCTGTACGAGCTGAAGATCATCCCGAACTGCAGATCATGTCTGATCACAATTCGGAGTGGGCTAAGCGTGGAGCAATTGAAGTAGGTGGTCTCTTGCTATGCAAGATGCCGGTGGAAAAATCACAAGCTCGCCAGGACTTCTATGCACAGAAGGCCGAGCAGCAAGTGAACTCTATCGACAACAACTACCTGCGTGAAAACGACCCGCGCATGCCGATGCTCAAGCCGGAACGAAAGACGAGAGTCACGTTTGGTGGCGGCAACTAGGAATGGTTCCTGGCAGCCGTCTTTTTAATTAATAGGAGTATCAAGTATGTCTAGCACTGCTACCCCGTATGGGATGCGGCCCGTGGGCGTTCTTGGTGGTCGTCCGGACAACAATGCTTTCAACAGCTACAAGATTGCTAGCGGCTATGCTGCTAACATTTTCTACGGCGACGTTGTAAAGCTGGTGTCCACCGGTGTTGTTGAAAAAGATACCGGAACTTCCACTTTGACCCCGATCGGCGTTTTTGTCGGCTGCCGTTACACGAACCCGACGACCAAGGAACTCACCTTCGCTCAGTACTGGCCGACCGGCACTGTGGCTTCGGATGCGTTTGCCTACGTCGTTGACGATCCGTGGGCAGTCTTCCAGATCCAGTCTGACGAGACGCTCGCTCAGACGGCTTTGGGTAACAATGCGGCTATCGTTCAGACGGCTGGCTCTACCGCTATCGGTAACAGCAAGAACGCTCTGGATGGTTCCACGATCAACACGACTTCGACGCTTCCGCTTCGTATCGTGGCGTTTGTGGATGGCCCCAATAGCGCAGTAGGCGATGCGTTCACTGATGTGATTGTTAAGTTCAACAATCACCAGTTGACCACCGCGACTGGCGTTTAATTAGGAGTAACTAGCAATGGCAATTTCACGCGCACAGTTGCTCAAGGAACTCCTTCCGGGCCTTAACGCCCTGTTCGGCCTTGAGTACAAGAAGTACGAAGACGAGCATGCGGAGATCTATGAGACGGAAAACTCCGAGCGTTCGTTCGAAGAGGAAGTGAAGCTTTCGGGATTCGGCGCTGCGCCGGTCAAGAACGAAGGCTCTGCGATCTCCTACGACAACGCCCAAGAGTCGTTCACCGCTCGCTACAACCACGAAACGATTGCTATGGGTTTCGCGATCACGGAAGAAGCCATGGAGGACAACCTCTATGACTCGCTCTCGTCGCGTTACACCAAGGCTCTCGCTCGTGCGATGGCGTACACGAAGCAAGTCAAGGCGGCTTACCCGCTGAACGCTGGCTTCAACACGTACCAGTCGGGCGACGGTGTTACGTTGTTCAGCACCTCGCACCCCTTGGTGTCGGGTGGCGTCAACTCCAACCGTCCTGCGACGGGGACTGACCTGAACGAGACGTCGTTGGAAGCGGCAGTCATTCAGATCGCTGACTGGACGGACGAGCGTGGTCTTTTGATCGCTGCCCGCCCGCGCAAGCTCATCGTTCCGCCTGACCTGATGTTCGTGGCTCAGCGTATCCTCGCGACGGAACTCCGTCCGGCGACCGCTGACAACGACATCAACGCCCTGAAGTCGATGGGTGTCATTCCGGAAGGGTTCTCTGTGAACCACTACCTGACTGACACGAACGCTTGGTTCTTGATGACCGACGTGCCGAATGGCATGAAGCACTTTGTCCGTGCGCCGCTTGAGACGAGCATGGATGGAGACTTCGACACCGGCAACGTGCGGTACAAGGCTCGCGAGCGTTATTCGTTCGGTGTGTCTGATCCGCTCGGCATCTTCGGATCGCCCGGCGCTTCGTAAGAAGCAAATAGGAGGGGGTCGCAAGGCCCCCTCTTTTTCTTTATCCTAGGTTTACCTCCCATATCAGACAGACTAGGCTGACGACATGCAGACGGATATGGGTAACTCGCATGTGAGGAAAGATTAAATGGCTAGCACAACTTTTAACGGCCCGGTTAGATCAGAGAATGGCTTTCAGAGCGTCACTGTTGATGGCAGCACTGGTGCCGTAACTGTTAATTCTTCTTTTGGCAAGGACGTTATTCTTGGCACCCAGTCGCTCTCTGGCGTTGGTGCGGTAGATATCGTCAATGCATTCACTTCTCTCACCACGACGGGTGCTGCGCAAGCCCTGACGTTGGCTAATGGTTCTGTGGGTGAAGTTAAGATTATTGTCCACACCGTTGATGGCGGTTCGGCGGTTCTTACGCCGACCACGAAGATTGGTTTCAGCACGATTACGTTCACTGGCGTGGGCGAAAGTGCGATGCTGATCTACACGTCAGCTGGTTGGAGCATTGTGGCTTTGAACGGCGCTGTTGCTGCCTAATAAAGTCACTAAATTAGCCTTTAGGTATGCGGGGAGATTACTCCCCGCCATCCTTCGGAGACATACATGGCAGATGCAGTAGCAAGTCAAACGCTGATCGATGGAGATCGCGTTGCTATTCTTAAATTCACTAACATTAGCGATGGCACCGGCGAAACCGGTGTTGTGAAGGTTG